CACCAGCATTAGAGAATGGTATCTATGAGATAACAACTCTTGGTGATGGTTCAAACCCTTTCGTATTAACTAGAATTGCTGGTTATGATGCGACTGATGAGATTTACCCATCTTCTGTAAGTATTACCGATGGCGTATTAAACTTAAATAAGTACTTCACACAAAATATTGTAGACCCAATCATTGGTACTGATAGTATCACTTATGGTATCTCAACACAATCAACACCTGTAACACCAGTTATTTATATTGTTGGAGTTATTCCATTGACTCTACCTACTATAACTTATGCTGATGGACCACTTACAAACATACCAGCATTCCACGCAACGTTAACATCTAATGTTAATGGTATATTCCCATCTATTAGTTCTGTAACACCACAACAAAATATGAGATTAATATTGAATGGTCAAACGAATGCAGCACACAATGGTGATTATGTTATTACTGATTTAGGTTCAGCAACATCACCATATGTTCTTAGAAGAGTTGGTCATACTGATTCAACATTAAGCTTCAATGTAAGAAGTTGGGTTGTAAATCACCCAGATTCAACTAACTATGGTGAGAGATGGAGTTTATCAAATACTGCAGCCCTTGTTAATACCCAAATCGGAACAACAAATTTAAGCTTTGAGAAGACAAATATCCTATCTAATATTCTTAGTAATAGTGGAAATGTAGTTAATGATTTACAAACTATTGTTTCAGAAGATGGTTTCAGTGAGTGGATGATGGATAGTTCTGGTGAGACTTGGATATATAGAGGACAAGATGGTGCTGGTGATGCTAAACTTGGTTTATATACTGATGACCATTTCTTCGGAATGGTTGATAGTACTGACCCAAATGCAAATGGTGTAACAATGACTTCTGGTGGTTTCATCAATACTAGACTAGGATTTCCAACTGTGATACCAGGACCTGGTGATATGCAGTTTGAAAACAATACTGGTAATATAATCATATCTTCAACAGATGCAACTAGTAACATTCAGTTAAATACCGTTTCTGGTGTTGTGAATATAGGTGCTTTACCTACATTCGCTGATGAAGCAGCTGCATCGGGATTAACAACAGGTGATTTGTACAACAGTGCTGATGGTATAATGAGAAGAAAACAATAAGTCTAAATGACACTATCCCAATTCAATAGTACACTAACCGCTGAACTTAAGAAATACATTAAGCAAAGGGGTTATGTGTCATCTGGAAAGATGCTTAATTCCATTAGGTTCACATCAGTTGATGGTCCAGATGGGGTCGTTGATATCAAGTTTGATACCGAAGACTACATTAAGTACTTGGATAATGGGACGTTCTTAGATGACTTCTTCAAACAAAAGGTGGTATTGGATACCATTGGTGAGTATGAGGCTGACAAGTTAGCTAAGGCACTAGAAAATTTATTATAAAAACAACAAAAGCTAAGAGTTATCTTAGCTTTTTTGTTGTTATGTAGTTCATAACTTGTATTAGTGGTAGGTCCGTTACGGCTCCTATCTTTGTAACATCATTATCTGTTAGGTCATTGATAAGAAACTGCCAATAGAACTTCTCTAACTTCTGTTCATCTTCCTCTTCCTTTAAATCCTCAGCTGACATCTCATCATCAGAGTCCTTATCATCAATTGTGGGTTGGAATATGTTAGAATATATATCCATTATCCCTTGTCTCCACGTTAAGATGTGGTGTATGATACCAAATATGTCAGTAATGAGTATATCCTTAAATGTATCAGCACGTTTCCATATGTCTATTTTACCGTATGGTTCAAATAAAGTCTCTCCCCACTCTCCAATACGTTGTTTACCATAGACAATAGCTGCGATTAAGTTGATGTTCTTGTAATAGTCATCAGATATGAAATGTTCAATATCTAAGAACTGTCCAAATGTTAGTTTATTTAACTCTATCATATGTAAATCATCAACAGTATCCTTGAAATCAACCGATGGTTGTGTATGTAACCACTTCAATTGTGACATTAATACACCTAATTCGTCTATATCCATCTCTTCAAACTCCGTTTCATCAACAAGGCATAGTATAGAAAGGATTGAGACTTGCTTTGAGTAGAACGAGACAAATTCCTCTGTCTCAAGGCTACGAAGTTCTAAGAAGTCTTCTACGGTCACCTCATTCCAACCCTTAGGTATGTTGAACTTACTCTCCACCCTTAGCTATTTCTTTAACATTCTTGATTAACTTATCAGAGAAGTACACAATGAATGGTATTGCAATATCAGCTGTAACATTTTCTCTGAATAACTTAGCTTTGTGTTTTAAATGTTCTTTATCGTAGTGTTCCACCTTAGATAAATCTGTTCTTTTAAATAGCACAGCTAATAACTCACCAATGTACTTATTAGGGTTGTTCTTAACGAAAATTTCGATTAATGACATATCCTTCACCTTAAGTTTAAAGTCGTCTCCAGTGTAAGATACGTAGGTGTAACCATCTATCACTATTTCCTGTTTATATTCCTTCTCCAACACGTCAGATAGGTTAAGTTGGGTGATAACCTTTTCAAAGTCATCATAGTCCATAGAATCGATAACCTCTTCTGGAATACCAAGTTCTGTAAAGACCTTAATGTAAGATGCTACTTCATCCTTACCTTCATCATTTAAGATAGCTGATAATACTTCGAATTCACCAACTAGTAATTCTTTAGCTTCATTCTTAATTTCGTATTCCTTACCATCAAATTTTATTACTATCATATTTTTTTTGTTTTACTTATATTATATAATAATAAATACTTCGCAAAAGTCAAAAGGACAAACAAATTAATATTAATTACAATATTTATATAATAATATATTATGGCAAAAGACAAATTAAAATATAAAATCAGTATCGACCCACAATTCTCTGAGGATGGTGCAGACTTGGGTATAGACGAAATAGCATTTGTTAACAATCCAGCTATTATGGTCAAGGGTATGGCATTCACAAATCAAGCAAAACCACTTCACTTTAAGGATGATACTAAATTTAGAATTGCTGCACCAGCACTTATACCAATGGAAATCTATAGGGAAGATGAGTTTGGTGAGTACTGGGTTGAATTTACACAATCAGAGATAGAGGACATATACGTTAAGTTAATGTCTAAGAATAAAGATAATCTATTCAACCTTGAACACAATAAGGAATCTAGGGTTGATGCATTTATATTAGAGTCTTGGTTAGTTGGTAAAGATAATAAAGCTGATAGAAGCTATAGCGAGTTCGGTATTGAAGTACCAGAAGGAACATTGATGATAGTAGCACAGTTCAACGATAAAGATAAATATAAAGAATTGGTGGATAATGACCAAGTAGGTTTCTCAATCGAAGGATTTTTGGGGCTAAAATTATCAGAAATAAATAAAATTAATAAACAAACAAAAATGGAAAATTTAATGTTGCCAAATGGCGAACACCTAATCGGTGAAAAAATCTATGTAGTTAAAGACGGTGTAGTTATCGAAATTAAGGATGTAGTTGAAGAAGTTGCTTTGGAAGAAGTGGTTGAGGAAGAAGTTGCTTTAGAAGAAGTGGTTGAAGACGAAGTTGTTGAAGAAGTTGCTTTGGAAGAAGTAGTTGAAGACGAAGTTGTTGAAGAAGTTGCTTTGGAAGAAGTTGTTGAAGAAGAATTAGCAGTTGACACAGTTGTTGATGCTGATGCAGTTCTTGCAATAGTTCAACCTAAACTAGATGAAATTTACGATATGTTGTCAGAATTAAAAGCTGCAATGGAAGTAAGTAATGATGATGAAGTGATAGAAGAAGGTATTAATGAAATGGGGTTCTCTAACAAGTACTCAACTCTTAGAAACTTTCTTAAGAAGTAATCCGAACAGATTAGGATTAATTACAATAATAATAAACGAAAAATAAATTAAACAAAATAAATTAAAAATGAGAGAATTAAAATTTGACTTAAGTATTGCATCAAACGCATTGCTTTGCCCAAACCCTTCGGAGTTTTACTCTAAGGCTTATATCACAGAGGATATCGCTGACAACTATAGAGCAATACCAGGTGTTAAATCTAGCACTAAAATATCAAACGTTGACTTTGATAACTTGCTTAAAGCTTCTACGTGTAACTTTACTGCTGGTTCACAAACATTAGATGCTGTTGATGTAGACGTATGTGGTGTATCAGCAATGGCTGAAATCTGCCAATTCGACCTTGAAACTTCTTTCTTGGCTGACCAAATGGCTAAAGGTTCTAACTCTAACTTCGAAGTAGCTTCATTTATGGATTACTACTGGAACGAAATGGCTTCTGAGATTGAATCAGAAATCGAACAAATCAGATGGAAAGGTGATACTACTATTACAGGTACTACTTACTTAAACCTTTGTGACGGTTACGAAAAAAAATTACTTGCTGACAGTGGTGTTACTGATGTTACATTAACTGCTATCACAACTACTAACGTAATTGATGCAATGATTGATGTTGTTAATGCATTACCAGCTACGTTGAAATGTAAAAGAAGTGACCTTAGATTTTATGTTTCTCCAAACGTAGCTTTATCTTATGAATTGGCCGCTGCACAAGGTAACACAATTGCTTACATTACTCAATCATTAGGTCTTTCTTTCTTAGGAATTAAAATTGTATGTGCTGAGGGTATGACTGATAGCAAAATGGTATTAACAAGAAAGCAAAATATGCTTTACGCATTTGATGGTGCTGGAGATTCTAAGGAATTAAAAGCTATCAACTTGACTGAAAGTATTGCTGAACCGTTAATCAGAACTAGAACTAATATTAAAATTGGTTTCGAATTCTTGAACCCAACGGAGATTGTATATTTCAACTAAGATTAAAAAATAAATAAATACTAAAAGGTGGATGACTTTCATCTGCCTTTTTTTATAACTAATAAAAATTAAAACATAAATAAAATGGCTTGTAATACAATTATATCCGTACCAGCTGGAACTTGTGAGAATAACAGTGGTGGTATCTTTACTGCTTACATCATCGACCAAGATTTCGTAACTGGGACAACAGTATCAACTGGTTGGACTGTAACAGCAATCTCTGTAAGTGGTGCTGAGGTTTTCAGTCAGTTTGAATTCAGAAGAAATGTTGGTTCAACAACATCTTCTCCAACTATTGATTTAGTTAATGGTTCAACTTTCTATCAAAATAACATAACATTAGCATTTCACAGACGTGAGGCTTCTAAATCTAAAGCATTAAACATTTTAGGTGAAGGACAAAGATACCTTAGTATCATCGTAAAGGATGCAAATGATTTATACTGGTACTACCCATATATGCAATTAAACGGAGGTGATGAAACTTCTGGAGTTGCTAGAGCAGACGGTAGTAAATATGAAGTAACATTCACAGGTGAAGACTCTAATCGTTCTTACGAGGTGGATTCATCAATAATTGCTGGTTTACTTTAATATAAACTAATCTGGATACCATTCAGATAAACAAAAAACCCTTATCGTTCTGGTAGGGGTTTTTTTATGGCATAAACATTCGTATTCCATAATACAATAATACTATATAAATAAAATATGATTTTTTTAGACAAAGATACAATTAACAAAGTAGTGCTGACACTCACAGAGAGTTCAACATTATCAAACCCGTCTTACCTTTTTGTATTCGAGAATGATTGGGATATTGATGAGACATCAACCGTTAATTTCACAACACCTAACGCCTCATTATTCACTGAAAGATATGACCTATTCACAATTGAAGAAAGTTCAACAGGAAGCACCTCTGGTGGTACCTCAGTTGCTCTAAGTCTTGTGAACGGACAATATACATATACAGTATATGAATCATCAGCATCAACATTATCCATTTCAGCTACAACAGGTGTGGCTATAGAGACTGGAAGAATGGTTGTTGGTAATTTTATTACTGACTTAAATAACGATACTAACAATGACCCATCATTGGGAATTTACGATTAATAATAAAATTATGAAAATACTCGGACTAAATTTTGGTAAACAAGAGCCAATTAAATTAATAACAGAAGATGGACCATCATACCAATCGTTCTCAACTCCGTTTGGAATTGTAGGTAAAGGTGATTTATCTAAACCTTATGTATCAACTAACTATACAGGTGCTGGTGGTTCTGTTAGATTTGGTGAAGATAACTTGTTTCCACAGCTTATCAACCAAATGTACTACACATCACCATTAAACTCAGCAATCATTGACCTTAAAGTTAATGCAACTGTTGGTGGTGGTTTCGAAATAGTAGATGGTGCAACAGATGGTAAAGGTAAGGTTGATGAATTAACCTTCATTAGAAGAAATAAAGTAAGAAAATTACTTAAGTCAATCACACGTAACTATGTTATGCACGGTATTGTTTATGTTGTTATTCTTTTCGATGATAAGGGAATGCCAACATCATTCAAGTTAATCCCTTCTGAGAAGGTTAGAACAAACAAGAATAAAACAATGTACTTTATCTCTGATGATTGGTCTAGAGGTGTTTCTCACGAGGAAATTAAACCTTACTCACCTAACTGTA